GGTTTCTCCCGGGACCACATTTCTACAAAAATGGGACTTATTAAGAATCAACAAATCGAAATAACCAACTGGCTAAATAGCGACCGGAATTACGACGACGGAGTTTTTCTCTATCAAAAATATGGGAAAAATCCGGTTTTGAAACGCCTGTTTCCCGGTAGGGAAAAATTCCAGGCAGAAAAGCTCGCCTACGAATTAGGAAAACTGATCGGCCTTGGTTTCAACCAGACATTAGAAAGTCAGGAACCTGATAACAAGCAGGTCCCGGATTCCGGATCTGATGAAACTACCCCGAATCCGACCAATACCCAATTAACCGATAAGGCTGAGACATTTGCCGACAAAGCCGAAAGTTTCGCAGAAGATGCTGAAGATTTTGCCAATGCAGCCGAAGAGCATAAAAACAGTGCTGAAGAATTTTCGGAAGAAGCAAAGCAAGCAGCTAACGAAACAAAAGAATTTGCCGACAAAGCCAAGGCCGCAGCCGAAACGCTCGGAGCCATGGCCGCAGGTGATCCGGTTCCTGCCGGTAACTACCCTCCGGTAATAAACCAGATTATCGCAGAATTTTCCCGACTCTATAACGAGCGCGGAATGTTGAAAAAACAGGAAAACGATACACCGGACGAAAACACGCCGGAAAATATCGAAACACGCCGGAAAATTATCGAAAAAATCGAATCCATTTCCGCGCGTATGGATATCCTCTACGCTGCTAAAAAAGCTTATCTGGAGAAGGATATTGTTCCGGATGAAAAAGAGCTTTATCCGGTCCCAAATCAGCAAGCAGCTTCAGATCCGACTGATTCCGGCCAGTTAATCATTAAACGGAACAACCTGCGCAGCTCTATTACCCGGGCAAAAAATCAGCTCGAATATCAGAGCCAGAAAAAAGCGGATAAACCAAACCCTATGCCGGATTGTCCGAAACGCAGGGAACTCGAAGTAAGGATAGCAGAGAAAGAAAAAGAACTTGCGGAAATCGAAGCAAAGCTGAACGATGCTGATCGATCTGAAAAGCCTGAATAAAGCAGAGCAAAACACAAAAGAACCGGAAAATCAACCGGTTCTTTTTTTATCAGTTCCTGAATGCAGGAATCTGGCTGACTCAGAAACATCCTTGCGGAAACAGATCGGAATTCTGGAACATAATGTTTGCATAAACTTTTGGAGTTATGGCAGCTTTTCACTCCACGAACTAATGTTTTACATTCTTCAGCAAACAGGTCCGGCACATATCAACATGTGTACCTGGTCAATCAGTCAGGATGCTATCGAAAAGATCATCCGGAAATATCAAAAAGGTGAAATCCTTTCTATCCGTTTCCTCCTCGATCCGCGTGTAAAGGTCTGTAAAGCCAAACCGCTTCAGATGCTATCTGCCACTTTCTCGCATAAAATTCTTCGCGTACATGCAAAAGTTGTAACAATCGAAAATGAAGTCTGGAAGATATCGGTAGTCAGCAGCCAGAACGCAACAACAAATCCCAAACTGGAACGCGGTGTAATCTTTATTTCCGACGAAATATTCAATTTTGACAAAACCGTATTCGAACATGAATTTAACACAGCAAGAACTGGAAACAATCGAGGAACTGGCAGGACTGTTCTACACCCCCAAACAGATTGCAATAATTCTGGAAATAGATCCGGAAATGTTCGAAGCACATATCCGCTCCGAAACTGGAAATACATATAGAGCATATTACAAGGGCTATTACGAAGCTGATATCGAACTCCGGAAAAGCATCACACAATCTGCATTATCAGGTAGCTCACCGGCACAAACAATGCTCCGGGATATTCAAAAACAAAGTAAAATTTCCGAATAAATATGCAAAACCAAACACAACAACCTAATTGTCAGTAATATAAACAATATACAAATTTACAACCTATCAAAAATCCAAATTTTTAATATTAATTAATGTTAATTTATTGTGTTAATTATTATTAATTCGATTGCTAGATATCTGTTTTTTTAGACCTTTGTAATAAATTAGTTTATATATAATTTATATGAATACGCTTCAATTAGATAGTATTAGACTTGCTGAACTAATCAGGTGGGTGACGTATGATAAATACAAAGTGTGGTTGAATAAAACTCAATTGCAGAAATTCATGTATATCAGTTACGGAGTATATTTAGCTATTACAGAAAATAGAATATTTGATGATGATACTCCTAAAGCATGGCCATTTGGTCCAGTATTTCCACGTATTAATAAAAAAATAAATCTAGATATTGAACCATCAGAACCTGCATTTAACAGTGACTATGATGCTTTACCAGAAACTGATCCTTTAAAAAAGGTTGTTGAGTTTGTTACATTTACATATAAAGATTATTCTGCAAAAGCTCTGAGTGATTGGTCACATCGCGATGACGGTCCATGGTTTCAAACAGTATATCCAAATGGGAATACTGCTGAAGAAAAATGGAATCAGGTGATTGATGATGAGAAAATTAAAACTTATTTCCAAAAGAATTTTATCAAAAATAAGGCATGAGTGGAGATAATGTTGAATTAACAAATCCTCTTTCAAGTCCCACCCCCAAAAAAAAGTGGTGGGAAAATTTGAATTTGAGAAGAAAAACCCAAAAGCCAGATCTTAATTTATTAGACCAACTGGAAGTATTACTTGTCAATACAGGCGGAGAACCATCTGACGCATTAATTAGTAAATGTAAAAATTTAATGGCCTTGCATCGTATAAAAGAAAATACTGATGCACGAAGAAGATTAGAAAAATGGGCAAGTAGAACAATTGTATTCTATTTAATATCTGTAGGTTTTATAATACTTTTAAATAATTCAGATTTTACATTGTCTTCCTCCTTCTTGAATTATACATCTAAATTTGACTTGTCCGATATGGTAATTGTAACATTATTATCTACAACGACTATAAATATTTTAGGACTTGGATTCATTGTATTGAAGGGACACTTCAAAGCCTCTGAAACAAACATTACAAATGAAAATCCTTTGGCAGAGGAGAAACAAGAAGAAAAAGTAAAAAAAGGTATATTAGCCACTATCAGACATGAAGTTGTAAATAACTAATTTAAAGAACGGAGCCCTAAAAGCTCCGTTTTTCTTTCCTCTTTGTTTTGCCACCTCAAAGCTTTTCCTATTATACAAAAAAACTCAGTAGGGTGGGGAGATAGATTGCCCTCGAATCCGAGTCGCGGATTTTTTGTGATTATCACTCGACACATGATAAACACATACAGTATCTGCCCCGTCCTTAGCTGTAATGGCTAAAGAAACCCTATTGAGAGTTTTTGCAATGAGACAGGTAAACTGTTTTTTTTTATTTTATAACCTTAATCCTGAATTGTTGGGCTGAAACTAATAATTGAAACTAATGGAAAGCACACAGAATTCTGTAAAAGTAGAATACAAAAGCAGAATTTCAGAATAATTCATATATTTGCAAGAACATTAACTGTTTAAAACAATAAATTAACCTTTAAATTATCAGACATTGAAACATATATTATTGATCTTTTGCCTGAGTATAAGCTGTTCTTTATTTGCACAAAAAAAAATAAAGAATTCTGTCGTTCTTTCGACAAATGACACTGTCAGTGTTAATGACGCCATCATTTTGAAAAAGGGATCTTCACAAGATGCTGCTTTCAGTTTTGTACGTACAAGGTCTGATTACAGTGTCTCTTCCCAATATAGTAATACACAACAAGAAATACTTTATTTCAAGGAAATAGATAATATTTGTTATGCTTATACATTCAGCTTTATTATTGATTTGGAGAAAGCCTTGAAAAACGGTGAAATCGTAATTGGTAGAGTAGCAGGGAAGACAGCAGCAATCCCTGTTACTAAATCATTGAAGATAGATCCAGAAAAAGTACTTCAACCGGAGTCAATTCATTCATCTGAAATAAATGAGTTAGACGTACCTATAATCAAAACACAAGAAGATTCTATGCCTGATGAAATGCAATATTTTTATTGCCAAATTGTCGGAACTCAAAAAATGTTGAGTAGTAAAGTGACTATTACTATTGATTTCGGTCAAGTGAGAAAATTTGTATCGGATCAACGTTTAAGAAATAACAAAGGTGAGGTTGTTGTATTTAATTCTATGGTTGATGCAATGAATTGGATGGGAGCACGAGGATGGGAATTTGTTCAGGCCTATGTTTTAACAGTTAGTAATCAGAATGTTTATCATTGGCTGCTAAAAAAGTCGACAAAAAAAATGTCTGAAGAGGAAAGGGAAGGACTTCTTGAGATGTTTAAAACCAAGCAGGATTTTAAGAATAAAGATAAATAAGAAAAACGGAGCTTTAAGAGCTCCGTTTTTCTTTCTCTCCAATTTTTGCCATCTCAAAAATTTTACCTATCATTGCAATGTTCAAATCAATACTCGAAGGTGGAGATAGACCGCCCTCAATCCGAGTTGCGGATTTTTTATGTCTATCACTCAACACATGATAAACGCATGCGGCGTGTACCCCCGTCTATATTGCTATAATGGCGTATAGAACCCTCCGAGTAGGATTTGAACAACGGGAAAGGCACGCCGTTTTTGTGCCTAAAAAGTTCAAAAATACTCGAATTATGGAAAAGAAAAACACCGCTCCCACTGTCGCGGAGCAAAAACAAGAATTCTTGTTACCGAAATCTGCTAATGTATTTAAATCTGAACTTCTTAGAGCAGCCCGGGAGATTTTCAGTATTGCTAATAGAATCCGGATACAATCTGCAATACTAACGGATGATGATCTGAGACCTTACACAAAAGAATTCAATGGTAGTATTCAGGAATTCACTGATGAAATGAACGTTTGTGCATCCTGTTTGATGTCTGCCTATACCAGTCTTGAAAAACTGAATGTACGTAATACTTCTGTATTTCTTTTGGAAAAGGAGGAAAGCCATGTGTAAAAAAGAACTTACAGAACAGGCCATACAGGCCCTTGACGATCTGATGTGTGAATTCATAAAGCGTTATGCTCCGGCAAAGTCCTGGGAGCAGGCCGACGAACATTTCACATCGTCCGAAATCGCTGAAATGTTCAATTCCGTTTATCCGATACCTCTGGAAAATATTTTCGAGGCGTTGAAATCAAACGGCTTTACATGCGTACCTTTATCCGGACAGCCGACTTTCGTCTGGCTGCTCACCCTTAAACAGAAATAAACTTCGCCCCGGTTCACGCCGGGGCTTTTCTTTGTCCTTTTCCATCGTCCGGATCCTGCTTTCCTTTGCAAAAACATCGCTATGAAAGCACTCGAAGATCAGGACTACGAAACCATCAAATCCTACATCCTGGAAGGAAATGAATCTACCCTTCCGCTCCGGCAACGTGAAATGCTCAACCGCTGGGTCTCTGCCTCCAAACTTCTGGAAAAAAATCCGGTAACAAAAAATGCAGTTGCCATCCTTCAGGCAAAGTATCCCGGCCTGAGCCGGACACAGGCTTATGAAGATTGCCGGAACGCCGTCCGTATGTTCAACAGCAAACAAACCTTCGATTATGAACTCTGGCGCAACTGGCTATTAAACGACATTATCGAACTCTGCCAGAAAGCAAAGGACACCGGTAATCTGAAAGCCTGGGCAGCAGCTCAGGCAAATCTGATAAAAGCTCTGGGCGAAGCTCCGGAGAATAACATCGACCCACGTCTGTTGGAAAAACATCAGATCGTTATCCCGATCCAGGTCAACAACAATACCTACAATCTTGACCTGAACAAATTTCTGAACATACCGATCGATCAGCGCACACGCATCGCAGATGCTCTGATCAATCCGGCTACCGACGATGATATCACCGAAATCATGAACTCATGATAGAGCAAAAAATACAATTCAACCCGGCACAACAGATCGGCCTACTCCTTCAGGCCAAAAACAAATGTGACATCTGGGGGCGAGGCACCGGGAAATCAGCCGGAATAGCCTGGGACATCAACCTGATTAACCGGACCATGCCCCGGGCTTTAACTGCCGTAACCGGACAGACTTTCGGACAGCTGCTCACACGTACACTCCCATCCACTTTTAAGCTACTTGAAAGTATGGGCTATAAAATGCACGTCTCAGCCAAAGATCCCGGCAACTACGTCATCAACCGCCGACCGCCGGATCATTTCCTGCAACCCTACGAAAAAGTAATGAAGTTCGACAATTTTATTAGCTTT